TCTTTACTTATATTATTCCAATAATCTTTTGTAGCATTTTCCCAATTTTGAGATTCTGGACTAATACCTATAATACTAGGTAAAAATCTTTTTTCTTCTTCTAAAGTTAAACCTCTAAGTACAGAAGTACCTTTATAAGAAGACCCTATTTTAACTTTAAAATCTTCAGGTATTTGACCTAATATAGTTTCTCCTTTAATATTAGTTGGAATAGCTTTTCTTTTAATTATTACTTTTTTATAATGTTTTACTGGAAATTGTATTTTAGTTACAATTTCTTCTTTACCTTTAGTTTCAGGTTTATTATTATTTTCCATTTTATTAGTTTTTAAAATTTATTCTTTTTTTGTTTAAAATAAAAATAAAGAGGAGATTTTCTCCTCTTTATTTTATATACATTTTAAGATAAGCTACAAGTTAATTTAAAACAGTGATTATTTCTACGAATACAAATACCTTTTGCAGACAAGAAATGTACTGAATTTTCGTCTTTTTCAGTAGCGATTGCATTATTATCTCCAGTAAACTCATTAGGATTACTAGGAGCCATACCTTTTACAATACCTCTTACTAAAGAACGACCTTTTTGCGAAACCATTTGAACGTTTGGAATACCATCGTATGTAGATTGGTCAACAAAATACATATCATAAGAAGTAATAGGACGACCTGTTACAGGATGTTTAGGGGCATTTTCTGCTCTACTTCCAAAATCTAGTAAAGGTAAAAGTCTAACTTCTACAATATGTCCGTCAATATGTTCAAAAGCAGTAAAAAATCCAGTTAACATTAAATTACGACCTTCACCTTTTACAAATTTATCTCCAGTAATTTGAGAAAAACCAGAAGCTTTATTTTGCATAGCTTCACTAAATTCTTCTAAACCGCCTACACCAGTATAAAGAACAACTTTCATTTTACCAGTATCAGTAGCCCCATACATTACATCACCTACAGTTTCTTTAATTTTACGATAAGTTAATGTAGCATAAGTATCTCTGTTAGGAATTTGACTATCAACACCAGCACCAGTAGGAATAGGTAATCCATTTACATAATCTACTAAAGCAATAGTACCATCGGCAAGACGATTGTATTTAGAATACCAATAATGTTCTTCACACTCTTGTTTCCAATCCATCATGTGTTGCCATTCTTGAAACGGCATCCAATAATTAGTCTTTTTTCCATCTACATTAAATTCAACAGAAACAGTTTTGTTTTTAATATTACCTCCATAACGATAAGATTTACGAAGAATACTAATTTGGTTTTTCATTTTTCCAGGAGCCATAAAATTACTTTCATTACCCATTGAAAAACTTTCTGATACAGGAGCACCTCCAGTCATAACCCAAGATAAACCAGAAACTAGTTCACTTAATGGTACAAATTCAGAAGGGTCTGTACTATTTAATTGTAATTTATATACCCAATGACTTCCAACTTGATTAGGACGTTCCATAACACGAGCTTGTATTCCATTAGGAGAACTTACCATGTTTTGATACTTTAACCAATTTGTTTCAAAAGTAATATAAAAAGGTGTAAAATTAAGACCCGGTTTATCTCCAGCTGTATAAGTTGTACTAACAATTCTATCGCCTTTTTTCATACGACCAATTGTATTCCATTCATACTGAACATCATTAATTTCAATTGTTCTGTAACCTCCAACTTGACCTTCTGTTAAAAAGGTTAAAGGAAATTTTTTACTTTCTTCTCCTGCTAAATGTGTAATAACAGGATTAATTACATCAGGTTTAGTAAGCATTAAATTAGCTAATGAATTTTCATTAGTAAAACCATTGCCATCAAAACCATCTTTGTAAACTATTCTAGCATTTGCCATAATTTTTAATTGTTTTAATTGTTATTTATTTTTATTATTTAATTAATTACCATTTTTAGTAATATTTTCTAAACTTATGTTTATATCATTAGGATTAGTATATTTACTTTTATCTACTCCTTCTCCATTACTTAAACCTCCTTTATTATGTATTCTTAGTCGAAGGTTGTTTACTTTTTCTTGATTTGCTTTTTGTTGAATTAATTTTGATAAATCAAAGCCTTTATATAATAAGTAATCTAACTGTAACAATTGTTCAGTTGTTGCTTTACTTCTTGCAATAGAAGCTTGACTATTACCGTTATTATCAGCACTTAAAGCTAACCATTCAAAGAAACCTTTTCTATCAGCATCAGGAATAGTAATATTAGCAAGTTGACCTTTTGATATAATCGTGTTTATATTATTCCAATGGTTTTTTATTTTTTCTTCTTCTAATTTTAAAGATTTTTCATATTCTTGTTTTTCTTTTATTTCTAATTGCTCTTCATAATTTTTTAATTTATCAAAAGCTAATTTACCAAAATCTTTAAGTTTGTTAGTATCTTCATACATTTGAGCAGTTAAATCTGCTTGTTCTTTAGACATTCCACTATTTAATAAATCTCTAGTAATTAAAGATTTTAATAAATTACTATCTTTTTCATCGAATTTAATATTTTTTACACTATCAATTTTTCTTTGAAAAAAATCTTCAGGTTTTCCTCCACGTTCTAAAAATTGAGCATATTTTTCTATTTCTGGTCTTTCTTTAAACCAATTAGAAACTTTTTCGTAGGCTTTTTCTTCAGCTACATCTTCTGCGTATTCTTGAATACCTTCTATACTATCTTCGTATTTTTTAGGTTCTCCATTATCATCTTTAATAACGTACCCTGTTTTTTCAATCAATTCATCAATTAAAGGCTTTGTATCATCATTAGTATCTTCTGCTGCTTTTTCTATTTCAGCTTTAGTCATTACTGTTTTACCTTCATTATCTACAGCATCTCCTTTTTCATTTAATTTAAATACTTTTCCATCTATTTCTACTTCTTTAATTTCTGTAGTACTAGGTTTTTCGTTATTAGAAGAAGATTTATTTTCATTAGTATTATTTTGATTATTAGGATTATTCTCGTTAGTAGGATTATTTTTATTTTCAGGATTATTATTTTTATTCTCGTCATTTATTACAATATCTTGCATATTGTTAATAAGACCTGAAACATTTGTTAGCTTATCCCCTTCTCCGTTGGAGTTATTGCTATTATTATTGTTACCGTTTTCCATAGTGTAAAATTACTTTATTTATTTTTATTTTTAGTTATTTATTTTTAGTTACTGAATAATTAGGGGCTAATATATAAACTTTTTAATTACTTATCATAACGATTTTTATTAGTTTTAGCTATACGTTCTTTAGATTTTATTTCTTCTTTTTTTAATTGAAGTTTAGCTTCCTCTACTCGTTTATAAGCTATATCATTATTTATTTTTGCTCCTAATTTATCTTTCTCTAGCTGGCTTTTTCTTAAATTTTCTTGATATTTATTATATTGTTCTTGTATTTTTAAATCTGTATTATCTATATTTTCTGAATTAGATAAATTTGTTAAATCTGTAGCTGCTTTTATATTTGCACTTTCTATTAAAGAACCTGCTTGTATTTGAGCTACTTGAATTTTTGTTTGATTATCTTGTGCAGCTATTTGTGCTTCTTTGTCTGCTAATACTTGAGAATTTTGTCTATCAGCTTCTTGTTGTTTTTCTAAAAGTTGTTGTTGTATATCTTCTTGAATTTTAATAAAATTCTTTAATTTAGACATATTATTACTATCTAATATTTCTAATACATTACTAGCTGGAACATTAGATTTTTGAGCCCATCCAAAAGCAAATTGTTTTGCTTGTTGTAATTTTTCACCTTCTGCATTAGAATCTTTTACAAATACGCCATAATCAGAATTACAATGAATTTCTGGATTTATATTTAACATAGCTTTAGTATCATCACTAGAAATATACATTCCTTTTTTCCCATTAATCCATGCTAATTTAGAATAATCAAGTAATCCTTGTAAATCGCTTTCTTCTAATCTTTCAAATCTTCTAAACATTTCTCTACTAATAACACTACTTCTTAATTGAGCTTGTTCTGTAATTCCTTTGCCATCACTAGCACTTATATTACCAAACCTTTGTCTATTCATGCCTACACTATCCCAAGCTTCATTTTTAATAGAAATTAATAAATCTCTCATTTGAGCTACATAATTACCCAAATTCATATCTATACTTCTAATAGCATTTAAAACTGCTGCTGCATTAGGTTTTGTTTCATCAAAAAAAGCTAACCCTGTAGTTTCTGCAAAATATAAAAATTTATCTTCTGTCCAACCTTCAGGTAATAATCCTAAAGGCATTAGCATAATTTTATCTTTATTTCTTGCTAAAGTTAATTCAGCTCTATAATGATAAATATTATATAAAGCTTGATAATTTAATAAAGATTTTACTATGCTGTTAATTTTATTTCTTTCAGTATAACCTACTCTACCATTATAAGGTAATTTACAAATACTAGAATTAGCTAACTCATCTCTTTGAGCTAAAAGAGGTCTTCCTTTTTTATATAAATTGTTTCCAATTTTATAACATTCATGTACTTCGTTTATAGTTTCTTTTGTTAAAGAAATATCTCCGTTATCTCGATTTAATATATAACTATCATCTACTTCCATTTCTAAAACTTCTAAAGTTTCTTGTGAAGTATATTTTAATATTTTAATATTTCTTAAAGATTTCCAAGTTACATGAAATACATCTATTAAATTATTATTTAAAGTTAATAAATTATTTGTAGTATCACTAGAAAAATTTTTATCTAAATTAGTAGTTTGAATAAAATTAGAAGTATTAAACCCATCTCCATTTATTAATCCTTGTTCTAAATTTTTTATTTCATCGTCATCTAAATCTTCTGAAAATTTATCTATAACTTGGTTTAAATTATAACGAGTTCTTCTTACAAACCAATTTGAGTCTTCTACAAATCCAGTATTTGTAGTACCATGCCAAGCTTCTAAAGGTGGTACTATTTCATAAATTAAATCATTTTTATATACATCTTTAAATGT